GTCCCCTCCTCTCGTTCCGGCCTGTCCGCCTCGTCCGTCGCCTGCCGGTAGTCGGTCATGAGCTGAGCAAGCGCCGGGAACACCAATCGCACCCGCTCAATCTCGTGCGCCCATTCGTAGTGCAGCGCCTGACGTGTTCGCCCCGTCTTTGCCGCCATCTCGCCGAATGACTGACGCACGGCTGACACATCGCCCGAGCCAAGCCGCAGCGTCACCAGAAACATCGTCGGCGAAAGGTCCGCCAGCGTGCCGAGCCGTCGGCATAGGTCCGCGGCGCTGGTCATGCGTAGCTCGTGCAGCTCAACGAGCCGCTCCATGATCTCCGCCGAAAGCCGACCCGCATCCGACCGTGCGCCGTCGTAAGACGCCTCGAAGTTGGCCGCGCGGTCGTATGTCGCCGTAATCACGAAAGGTCACCGACCGGGTTGTGAATGAGTTTCCGCAGCTCCGGCGAAATCTCCACCGCGTTGATCCCGTCGATGCCGAGCTGACCGATGCTCTCGCGCTGCTGCAGGATCAGGATCAACGCCCTGATTTTCTTTATCCTCTCGCCATATTCCCGCGTGATGGTCTTGCGTTGCATTTCCAGCGTCGTGATGGCTCGCGCCGCCCGTGCTGAGAAGCGCAGCGCCTCAAGTTCTCGTTGGTCCTGATCGTGTGTTTGTTGCGTCGTCATGTGTTGCCCCATCGCTTTTGACGTGCGGCGCTGCGAGTCAATCACGAACGCGTTTCAGCCTCGCGCTCAATGACGGTCAACCCGTTGTTTCGGTGCGTCCGGTAAACAATCCGCCACTCCGGTCTCGACGCCAGCCACTCGTCAATTGCCCGGTTGATGCCCTCGCCGCCGTCATCGCCCACGGCGCCGAACGTCTCGGTATCGTGAAACACAATCCAGCGCCGTGCCGCGTCGCCATGAATTGCCAGCTCCTGCCGCACTTGGTCGTAGCGGTGCAGCGTGTCCACGAATAGCAAATCGGTTGGCTCGATCTGCGAGATTGCCAGCGTGGAGCAGACGGCAAACCGCCAATTGACCGCCGTGTGCTCCAGCATCGTCTTAAAAACGCCGAACTGATCGTTGATGTCGTAGCTTCTGAGCGTTGCCCGCCGCCCCTGCAGTCCGTGCAGAAACGCCAGCGTGCTTTCTCCGGTCCTCACGCCGAACTCGGTCACGTGGTCGCATTGCGACGCGAGGAAGTAAAGCATCGGCAAATGCTCGTTGATGTCGCTTGGCTTGCGCGTCGAGAACTCGAAAGCGTCGGCCATAGGACCGCGCTGCATGTTTTGCGTGTTGGATTTCATGGTTTGGATTTTGAGGAAAGTTGACCCACAAGGTCGGCGAGTTTCTTTTCAACGGCTTCGAGTGCGGTCGTGCTTGCGCGAACTTTGCGCTGAATGCTTGTCCTCATCTTGAGCCAAGCGATGATCTGGGCTTCGATTTCTTCTTTGGTTTTGTTCATAGGATTAAATTTGAGGTGAGACGATCTCGCGGCCGTTGATCCAAAACTGCTCCTCGATGCGCCCGTCGGCGAAGACGAGCCGCACCGCTGGCCCGTCGAGTCGGTGAATCTTCCCGTGATGATACCAGACCCAAGATCCATCTGGATCAGTCACCGCCGGTCCACCCTCCGCGTGCAGCCGATTCTGTTCGTCGATTAGGTTCATAATTTTTTGTGGAATGAAAAGCTGGGTTTGAAGAACTCGACCACCTTGGCGATCCCGCCCGCTCCGTTTCGATTCTTCGCTTGGTCGATGACGACCTGCACCGTCGGCGAGTCAGGAACCGCCATGACGTCAGGGTCAGGATAGAGCAACCAGACCCGATCTGCGTCCTGCTCGATTGCGCCCGACTCGCGCAAGCCTGAGAGCTTCGGCCTGCTGCCGTCCTTCTCGGCGTCCCGGTTGAGCTGCGAGAGCAGAATCACGGCCACGTTGAAATTCAGCGCCATGAGCTTTATCCGGCGCGACATGAGCGCCACCTGTTGCTCGCGTGGTGCGCGTGAGTCCTCGGCTTGGAGCAGTTGCAAATAGTCGATGACCACCACGTGTGGCAGAGCATCCGCAGCCTTCAGCATCGCCACCCGGTCCTCAATGTCCGACACTGACTTGACCTGACGCACCTCGAAGATGTGCAGCCGCTTTTCGTCGGCTTTCATCTTCTGCGCTGAGGCAATCCAAGAGGTCTTAGCCGATTGATACTCGGCCGCGGTGCAGCCTCGCACGATGCCGGCGCTTCGCCCCAGTCGTTGCTTCGCGAGCCGACCGACCAAATCTCGCGCCTGCATCTCAAGGGAAACGATCATAGCCTTGCCGCCGCCGCGCACAACTGAGTCAGCCATCTGGATCGCGAGCGCCGTCTTCCCTGCGCCTGGCCGGCCTGCAATCACGCAAACCTCGCCGCCTCGGATCTTCCCGAAATACTCGTCGCAGTGTGGCAATCCAGTCCCGACGACCCCGGCCTCCTTGCCGTGCGTCTCGTCGTAAATGTATTCGTCCACGATTGCCGAAAGGCTCTTGGTCGCGCCTTGGATCGAGACCGCCAGCTCGGCCTCATGGATCGCTTTCCGTGCGGCCGACCAGTCCTCTTCCCATTCGCCGCCCTCCCGCGGCGTGACGGCGCCCAGAGCCTGTCCGAGCTTGGTGACGGCCTTGCGGCGCTTGTTCGCGTCGATGACTTCGATCGTCAGCTGCTTGGCAAAGATCGATGTCGGCTCAAGTGCGGCGATCTCCGCCAGTTGGCCCATGCTCTCGGCATCGATGGCCGAACCGAAAGCCCGCCGTCCGACCTTGAAAACGTGCGTGTCCTTGTCCTCGGTCGCGGTCTGCACCAGAGCCTGCCAGATAATCCCAAGCATCGGGTCCGCGAAGGTCTCGGCGCTGATGCCGTGGTTAACTGCAGCGGCCACGGTCTGCACGCCGCCAGCCATGCAGGAAGCGATCAGCCGGCGCTCCGCGGGCGATGGATCAGGAGCGGTCGATGATGCTTTCATGCGCTCGGTTTCCTTTCGCTGCGTCCATCGGTTTTTCGATGCGGTTCAGCCATGCGACGAATCTGCGACGTGTCGGCATCTTGCGGTTAACGCTGCACCACGTCTGCATCTTTGAATACTCCCGGCGAACGTCGATGAGGCTGTAAGCCGGATTGATTGCCAGCTGGTTCAGCCAATCCTCGTCGCTGGTCACGGAGGCATCCGTGACGGAAACCGAAGCCGTTTGTTTCTCAGCTTCTGACTTCTGACTTATGACTTCTGACTTCTTGGGCGTTACATCTGCGTTACTTGTGTCGTTACCTGCTTTGTTACCGTGTTTGTTTCGATGGTTCTGAACGCGTAACCTCGTCTGTTCCCGCGTGATGGATTCATTCATCATTCTGCGGCATGTAACACTTACATCGCCGTTACCGTTCCGTATCACATCGCCGACTTTCATTTCTTCGATCTCACTGAGCGCAGATTGAAAATCGGCTTCGGTCGCTCCCATGATTCTGGCCCAGCCTCTCGCCGGCAAAGTCGAAGTGCCCCGCGTCGATGAGGCGTGCAGCACGCAAATGATGTCGACCCACGCTCCGCGAGCGGCCAGCGAAAGGACTCGGGTATCAACCAAATAGTCCGATGGGTAAAACTGAAGGAAAGGTAGCTTGCTCATAAATAAAAAAACCCGACCAGCCTTCGCGGTGAAAATTGGCGCACGAAACGCCTCGCGAAAACTGGCCGGGAAATTGATCTATGATTCATGTCGTGCAGTAGGCTTTTCACGGCCTGCTAGTTGTTTATGCGATGCCCTCCACGCGTCAAGCCTGGCCCGCCTCAAATCGCTCCACGCTGAGGTAAACGCCGATGCGCGCGTCGGTGATCGCCCAGAATTTGTGCACGCTTAACTTCGCCACCTGAGAATCGTCCCGCCAGATCCGCCCACCGCGCGTGATGCGGTCCAGCACCAGCTTGGCGAGATTGTCCGCGTCAGGCTTCGACACATGGCAGACCGGCGCGCTCGCCTTCACGTGCCCGGCCTTGCCGTAGTGCGACTTCGGCCGGCGGAAGAAAAACGTGAGCTTGCAGTCGAACGCTCCAAACGGATCGGCCATCACCGCCGCCGCCTTTAGCTCGCGCTCGATGCCGAGATCAACGGCGCGCTTCCACTCGTCGGCCACGTCGCTGTCATACATCCGCGCGACGTGCTTAGCGCCCATCTTGCGGGCAAAGGCTCGCGCCCTCGGTTGGCCCTTTGGGTCGCCGAAAATGAAGGTGTTCATTCGTCATCCTCCCATTTGCCAATCGTGCGGAGGAAAGCGCGAGCACGTTGGGCGGCGGTGGCGAAATGACCGCCATTCCCATCGTCTAGGGCATCAGCGTAATCCCTGCGCTGTTGCGCGCTTCTAAGAACTAAATTCTCCGCCTTGTGCATAGCATTGAGGTCGTTGAGGTAGTTGGGGATGAACTCCGCGACGAGTTGCCCCAATTCGTCCGAGTATTCGCTCCATTTGAAGCCACACGCTTTCGCGATGGCTATGCGTTGTCGGTGGGGTTTCATTTCTTCGCTCCCTTCCGCAGCCAGACGAGATGGTCCCGCTCGGCCGGCGTGATGCGATGCAGCGCCAGTCCGAGCCGCCGCGCCCGTGCGTGGACATTGCTCAGCGTCGCGCCTCGCATGACTCGGACGATCTCGCGCGGTGACTGCATTTCGAGCAGCCGCCGGTCAATCTCATGATTCGTTTTTTGGTGCTGGGATTTTGATCTTACCATAAGGTGCCTTTCGTTTTTTGAACCGTCCGAGGTTGTCTCGGCCGGCCTGTGTTTTTCTTTCGTAAGCGAGGTAGTCGCTGATCCATTGCTCGTCGCGCCCGCGTCGCTTGCCGACCAAGTAACCCGCGAGATAAAAGAATGGACCGCTTCCAAGAATCCCGACCGTTGCAACGATTAGGATGTCGTTCATGGCTCTGGGTGTCGCGAAATGAATACGCCGGTCACGAGCCAATCGACTTCGGTTTCGAGTTCGTTCGCGGTGAGCAGCGCCTGCTCAATCGTGCAGTTCTTGTGCGCGGTGATTCGATGCTCGGGACTGACGAGCATGATTCGCCAGTTGTATTTGAGGTTGGATTTCATTTCGCATACCAGCCCGGCAGTTTCAGTTCGTGAATCGTCGGCTCAATGTTCGGCCACTCGTTCGTTTCGAGGCTGCGCTTGAGCCGCACCAAGTCCGCGATGTTCTCGTCCTGCCCTCGCGCAATCGCATCGTCGCTCAACTTGTAAACCGCGACGCCGTAAGGCTCGCACTTCTCGACTGCCACGTAATACATCCGCGAGACCGGATAGCCCAAGATTTCGTTGATGAGCGGCAGATAGAATCCCGCCTGACGGTGGTAACCGTAGCTGAACGCAGCCCTCTCGAAGTTGCGAAACGCGTCGCTGTCGAGGCTCTCGACCGTCTTCACGTCCAGCGCATAAGGGTGGAACTCGCTGATGTCGCAGCCGCACGGATTGAAATGGTCCGTCCGACATTGCAGAGCGCCCAGTGCGTTCGGCTGCAGCTTGCGCCAAGTCATCTCCGGCATCCCTTCCGCGAGTAGCCGCGACGCGATTGGATGCGCCGCCACCGCCTCGCGCATCGCCACGACCTGCGCCATCTCGTCGGCGTCGAGCAAGGTTTTGTCCGCGTGCTGTGCGGAGAACTCGGCGAACTGAATCTTGCCCTCCTTCGTTCTGCGGTCGCAGTCCGGTCGCAGAATGTAGCGCGAGGCGAATTCCTTTTCTTCGAGCACCGCGCAATGCACCGCCGAGCCGAGTCGGAAAGCGCCGGTGTCCTCGGGTGGTGGCAATGTGCGGGCGACGTATTTTTTGAAGTAGAGCGCCGGCCGCCTGCGGTAGCACTCCAGCTTCGAGTGACTGATCGCCGGGTTGGCGTGGTATTGTTCGATGGTCTCGGCGCTCATGTGCTGGCCTCCTTCCGTGCGGCAAGCATTGCGTCGGCAAATCGGTAGCACGCCGCTGCGACCTCTTCGGGTTGGTGGTATTTCTTAAAAGGGTCGGAAGGCGAAAAAGCCAACTGCCCTCCCAGCGCCTGCCCCGCGAAGTAGTCGCGCAGGGTCATGCCTTCGCTGACATACATGACTGGAAACGCCGGCCCTCCGTCGTTGGTTGGCGCGCTCATGGCTGCACCTCCAGCCCCAGCTTGCTTT